ATCTGGTGTATACGAATCTGTTGTGGCGACCAAGGTCGTTTGCAATTCGCTACGCTAGACAATTCTACGTCCCTGACGAACACTACGAGACACTTTACGATATTCAGCCAGTCTTTGATGTTGATACTGGCGTTGAGTATGAAAGTATCAGAGCTGCAGCGAGCGCTAACGCTTTGTTGAATCGTGAAGTGTACATGTGTTGCGTGTTTCCATATTTTAGATGTACCGTTACTCATCATAAGTTTCAGTATCTTGACGAGAAGCTCCGTGAGACTCACGCACCACCAAAACCTATGTAAACAAGAAAGGGTATTATAGAGCATAGCATACAATTGCTATAATAGGAAGGAATGCGTCCTGCATCCAATCCTTATCATTTTTCGGAGGTGTCTTTTGACTGAGACGCAATACCAAAGAAAGTTGATCAAGAAGATCGAACGCATTCTCCCAGGCTGTTTAGTCTTAAAGAATGATCCAGCACAACGACAAGGTATTCTAGACTTAACCGTGATCTATTTAGATCGATGGGCTATGCTCGAGGTTAAGATCTCTAGGACTGCTGATATTCAACCCAACCAGCAGTATTATGTAGAGATGCTAGATGAGTGGTCGTTTGCGGCATTCATTTATCCAGAGAACGAGAGGGAAGTGTTACGTGAACTTCAACTCGCATTTCAAACTGGCAGGTAGACACGCTTTACTTAGCCCTAGCCAGTATTCTTGGATCAACTACGATGAGCAGAAACTAGAAGCTCGATATATTGCTGCTACTGCAGCTGCTCGAGGAACCGAACTTCATGCTCTCGCTCACAACGCTATAAAACTTGGAGTTAAACTCTCAAGAGCAAACAAAGCCTTAGCGTCATATGTGAACGATGCCATCGCCTACAAGATGACCAGCGAACAACCTTTATATTATTCTGACAACTGTTTTGGTACACCTGACGCTATGTCCTTCCGTCGAAACAAACTTAGGATTCATGATCTTAAGACCGGCATTGGTAAAACGTCTGAACACCAATTAGAAGTCTATGCTGCATTGTTCTGTTTAGAATATGATTACTCACCTTACGATATCGAGATTGAACTCCGAATCTATCAAAACGAAGACATTCGTATATTTGATGGAGACCCCGACGTCGTTTCAGACATCATGGGTAAAATCGTCGAGTTCGATATGCGTATCGAGTTTATGAAAGCGAGGGGGCTTGAATGATCATTGATGAAGTCGATTATGAAAAAGTGCTAATGCACTACGGTACTAAGCGCCACAGTGGACGATATCCTTGGGGTTCTGGTGGAAACGAAGACAACTCTAAACGGGACTACAATTCATTTTTAGAGATTGTTAATGATCTGCGTCGCCAAGGAATGAGCGAACAAGATATTGCTGTGGGCTTTGGTCTTTCGACTACTGATTTGAGAAACTACAAAACTCGAGCCCTTGCTGAACAGCGAAACGCTAAAATTCAAAGAGCCGTAAATCTTCGTGAAAAGGGAATGTCATTTCCCGCTATTGGTAGGCAAATGGGAATTAACGAGTCTTCGGTTCGTTCACTCATTGCTGCTAGCCTCAAAGACGACACGAATATTCTTGAATCCACAATGGACGTGTTGAGGGCTAATGTCGATCAACACAAGTATATCGACGTCAGTAAAGGTGTTGAAAACCATATTGGCATCAGTCGAGAAAAGCTTCGTGCTGCTGTATCAATGCTTGAAGACGAAGGTTATCAGCTTCGATACATTCAAGAGCCTCAGATCGGCACTGGAAAGAATACGAACATCAAAGTTCTTACTCCTCCAGGAACAACTTATGCTGAAGTTTCAAAGAACCGTGATCAAATCCGTCAGATATTTGAATACAGCGACGATCTTGGTCGTACGTGGAATCCACTCCTTCCGCCTTTAGCGGTCAACCCAAAGAGGGTCGGTATCAACTATGCTGAAGATGGTGGTGCGCAAGCGGATGGAGTTATATACGTTCGGCCTGGAGTTAAAGATCTTTCGCTTGGAAACAACCGATATGCGCAAGTTCGAATCCAGGTTGGTCCAAACCATTACCTCAAAGGCATGGCAGTCGTCAAAGACGATCTTCCTGATGGTGTCGATTTATTGTTTAATACTAATAAGTCTGATACCGGCAATAAGCTTGACGCTTTAAAGAAGATTGAGTCTGACGATCCTACCAATCCATTTGGTGCTACAATTCGACAGATAACCGAAACTGGTACTGGCGGTAAGAAGCGCGTTACTTCGGCTATGAATATTGTTAACGAAGAAGGAGACTGGGACGATTGGTCTAGAAACCTGTCTACTCAGTTCCTTTCTAAGCAAAGCCCTAAGCTTGCACGTGAACAACTAAACATGACCTATGAGCGTAGACAAGAAGAGTTTGATAGGATCATGTCCTTGACTAACCCTGTTGTCAAGAAGCGTCTTCTCCAAGAGTTCAGTGAAGGTACTGATGCCGCTGCCGTGCATCTTAAAGCGGCTGCTCTGCCAAGACAAGTCACTAGAGTAATCCTTCCCGTTAACTCGTTGAAGGAAACTGAAGTCTATGCGCCTGGTCTTAAGAATGGTGAATCGGTAGCGCTTGTTCGTTACCCACATGGTGGTACGTTTGAGATCCCTGTATTGACAGTGAACAACCGTAACCAGGCTGCTAAGAAGCTTCTTGGTGAAGGTACTGACGCTATAGGTATCAACGCCAAGGTGGCAGAACGTTTGTCTGGCGCAGACTTTGATGGTGATACTGTCATTGTCATGCCTAACGACAATCGTAGGGTTGTGTCAACCCCTGCTCTTGAAGGTCTTCGTAACTTTGATCCACGTTCGCAATACAAAGCGTACGAAGGAATGAAGCCTATTAGCCAAGCATACATGCAAAAGCAAATGGGTGATGTGTCTAACTTGATTACAGACATGTCGTTGCGTAAAGCCCCACCATCAGAACTTGCACGTGCCGTCAAGCATTCTATGGTAGTGATCGATTCATACAAACACAACCTTGACTATCGTCAGTCTGCTATTGATAACAACATAGCGCAACTTAAACAGAAGTATCAGAAAGATGTATCCGACACTGGATCTTCTGGTGCTACTACCTTGATCTCGAGGGCTACCTCACAGACAAGGGTGCCTGACCGTAGACTTAAGCGTGTGTCTGAAGGTGGACCAATCAACCCTAAGACTGGTGAGCTTGAGTACACGTACTCAGGTAAGACGTACGTGGACAAGAATGGTAGGAAAGTTCTATCTACCACACGCAGTGAGAAGCTTGCTGAAACTAAGGATGCTAACGCCCTTTCTTCAGGCACCCCAATGGAACGCATCTATGCTGACCATTCGAACAAGCTTAAAGCAATGGCTAACCAAGCACGGCTTGAGATGATTAATACCCCCCCTGCTAAATGGAACAGCTCTGCTAAAACTGTGTATGCTAGTGAAGTCAAACGTTTGGACGCTGCTCTAAACCGCGCCTTAATGAATGCCCCCCTAGAAAGACAAGCCCAATTGATTGCCAATGCTGCTGCCAAAGCTCGCATTGCAGCCAATCCAATGCTTGACAAAGATCAACAGAAACGGATAGAGAATCAAGAGCTTGCAAAAGCCCGTGCTCTCACCGGTGCTGGTAAAGATCGGGTCGTCATTACCGACCGCGAATGGGAAGCAATTCAAGCCGGCGCCATAAGTTCAACCAAACTAAAAGCCATCCTCGACAATGCCGACATGGATAGAGTTAGAGAACTGGCAACACCAAGACAAGCTTTACTTATGACCCCCACCAAACTTAAACGAGCTCAGTCCATGATGGATCTTGGGTTCGATCGAGGAGAGATTGCAAACGCACTTGGTGTGTCTCTATCTACTCTTGATGAAAGTCTTAAGGGTGATGAGTCGTGATTCTAAAAGGAGATGATAGTGGTTGAAGCAATGTTAACTACAATTGACAACCCCTATCATCCTTTCGATGAGTTCGAAGCTTGGTACGCTTGGGATGAAATGGCTGGTTATCACACCCCCTCCTACCTGGCACGGATCACGGTTTCTTCTGATAGTTTGTCTGACAAGGACATACTACAAGCCATTGAGGATGCTGTTGATCTGGCTGTTCGAGAAAACATTTTAGGAATTTATAAAAAGGTTACTAGAGAAGTACCAAACGAGTAGGTACTAGAGAGAACTGCATAAGGGGGGAGGGGTCTCGCGGCTCCTACCCCCCCTGTGCATCGCCCGCCTCCCAAAAAAATACCCGGCGGGAAATTTCCGGGGGACGTTTTGGTTCCGAAGGCTCGACCCAAGGAGTTGCATGCCCGCATCTAAGAAAGACCCATTAGTCGAAGCTTTAGATTCAATGGTTACGACTAACTCACATGGTTCCGTAAGTAAGATGGACTATTTCTTTGGCGATAGACCAGAGGTTCTTGAAGCTGTTATCAGAGCTCGTCGAGATCGTAAGCTTACGCACAAGCAAATTGCAGAAGCACTTTCTAAAGATCCAAAAGTTGAGATCTCCGATCGAGCAGTAGGTACTTGGCTTCAACGAAAGGGAATTTCATGAGCGATCCTTTGGCGGAAGCCTTGAACGCAGAAACGGCTGAGGTCGCTGATCTTCGACGTAAACTGTTTGAGACTGAACGAAAGCTCCTTTCGAAAGGCGATGTTGAAAAGCGTCTTGATGATGAAAAGAAAGCGTCGGTAGCTTTAGAGAAAGAGATTCGTCTCCTTACAAGTTTTGCAGAACGAACTGGTCCTCCGGGATGGTTGACTAAGCGTCCTCGCTCCAAGACAAGACACCACGGAACGCCGTGGCTCATGCTTTCGGATTTACACCTCGACGAGGTCGTCTATCCCGAACAAGTCATGGGAATGAACGCATACAACCGCGAGATTGCTCTGGCGCGACTCAACAAGACTGCGCATAACTTTGTCGAGGTAACTCAAGACTATTGGGCTGGCGTTGTCTACGATGGTACCGTCATTGTCTTAGGCGGCGATATCTTCTCTGGTGATATTCACGAAGAGTTGAAGGAGACCAATGAAGACACAATGCTCGGATCAGTCGACTACTGGATCGACCCGCTTGCCGACGTTATCAGTCTTGCGGCCGACACCTTTGGTAGGGTCCACGTCCCTGTTGTACCTGGCAACCACGGTCGAACAACGCGCAGGCCGCGAGCCAAGTTCCGAGCACGGGACAACTTCGACTGGTTTGTAGGAGCACAGCTTGCTCGAACTTTCCGTAACGACAAGCGAATTACATTTGATTTGTCAGACTCTGCGGACTGTCTCGTACCAAGCTATGGACACCGAGTTATGGTAACTCATGGTGATCAAGCTAGCGGCGGTCAAGGCATTGGCGGTATCTGGCCTCCTCTCATGCGATTGGATGCTCGTAAGCGTCAGCGTCAAGAAGCCGTTAAACAGGGTTATGAACTCTTGGTGATGGGTCACTGGCATACTCTTACTTTTGGTCCTTCATTCATTGTGAACGGAGCCATGAAGGGTTACGACGAGTACGCTTTCACTCAGAACTTTGGATTTGAGCCACCATCACAGGCTGCCTGGTTGATGACTCCCGAACATGGTAAGACATGGACGGCGCCGATCTTTAGTCAGGATCGCAAAGCTGAAGGATGGTAAGGCATGGACGATTGGACACCATCAAAAGGTGACGTCTGTCGTCCTAGGTTTAAAGCTATAGAAGGCAACTACTTTTTGCGGATCAGTCTTGTTGAAGATGGAGTTGTCACATTCTCTTTGTTGAAGAATGGTAAACCGGTTGGGGTACACACAAACTACATCACAACTTTTATACATCGTTTTGAGTTGTACAAAAGCGATAACGTTGTGTGTATTGAGAGCTATCGTCAGCAAAAGAAACAGCAGATTGTTAACGCCATTACTATATAAAAAGGAGGTAGCATGGTTTCACGACAAAGGCAGAAAGTAGAAAACCCTAGGTCGCGTCCTGCTACTACTCCCGAAGGCAGAGAAAACCAAATTACTTCTCTTGCTTATGATCTGGCTGAGAAACAACTCAGAGATGGTACAGCCTCTTCACAGCTTATAGCGCACTTCCTCAAACAAGGCTCTCCTCGAGAAACTCTTGAGCGAGATCGTCTAGCTAAAGAAAACGAATTACTCAAGGCTAAGGTAAAGCAGCTTGAATCTGCCGAGCGTGTCGAAGAGCTGTACAAGTCTGCGCTTAATGCCATGCGAACTTATGCTGGTCAAGACGTCGAGGAAGACGAATACGACTATGACTAAACGATATTCAGAGCTTATCCGTTATCATACCTTTGAAGATCGATACTCATATCTTCGACTTGGTGGTATAGTTGGTGCGTCAACCTTTGGGTTTGACCGCTATATTAACCAAGATTTTTACCGCTCTAGAGAGTGGAAACAAGTTCGAGATCAAGTAATAATACGTGATAATGGCTGTGATCTAGGTATTATTGGCTACGATATTCACGATGCAATTCTTGTACATCACATGAATCCAATGACTGCGGATGATGTTGTCGACGAAGAAGCATGGATATTAGATCCAGAATATTTAATCACAACCACTAATCGCACACATAACGCAATTCACTATGGCGACGCAAGCCTTTTACCAAAAGGACTTGTTGAACGTCGACCCGGTGACACCAAACTATGGTAGGAGCACCCATGACTGTCGAATTTCACACAAGACCCGAAGTAGGCTTCGGTACTCCAACCAGCACAAGTGGCGCCATTCGCCCCTTGATGTTGATGAATCGTCCGTATCACACTGTGCACTACACCGGTCTTCGACCAGATCAGATTTGGTTTTCTGGTGGTGACGGGGTATTTAGCACCATTGAAGATGTCTATCGATTCTCTCGCCGACTTGAAGAAGTTGCTCGAGGCTCCGGCAAACCGTTTGAATACAACACTCTCATTCCGGTTATGTCCAATGGCTCTGCGCATGTCGTCGCTTACGCCGATGAATACGTGGCTGCTCACTCCGCCGGAGAAAACACCCTGGCGCATGGTACACTAATAATCGCTGGAGTTGGTCAAGACATCAACCAGGGAGTTATAGAAGCTTTCACTTGGTGGAACGCGGTTCTTGAAGCTTCTGGAAGACTGCAGCGAAGCAGCCTCATCACTCCGCACGGAGACATGCCTGACGGAAACACTTCTTGTCCAGGTCTAAAGATTAGAGCTCGTCTTCCCGAGCTTAGGGCGCCTTATGTTGCGCCAGCACCACCCACCACAAACTACAAAAGGATTGCTATGGCTGATAACTTTGAGTTCGCCTCCGCTACCCGTTGGGATACTCGAGGATTCGGTAATCCTCTTCCCGCCGGTCAGTATAACGTTAAGCTTGACGGTTCCGCCGGTAAGATTGGCGCCACGGTCAATATGACTATTGTTGGTGCTACCGCGCCAGGCTTTGGTTCGGCCTGGGCTGGTGGCCCGCAGCCTAACACTTCCAAGATCAACTATGGAGTTGGTGGGGCAATCGCTAACGAAGTGTCTGTTCCGCTTGCTGCTGACGGATCATTCCAGGTCTATATTTCATCTCCGGCACACATCATCTTTGATCTTGTCGGATACTGGACCTGAGTTAAATCCTAGAATGGAGTATTACTATGGAGAACAGCATCCTAACCAGTACAAAAAAGATTCTTGGTCTGTCTGAAGAGTATACTCCATTTGATCACGACGTCATCATTCACATAAACGCATGTTTATCGGTCCTTTCTCAGATTGGGATTGGACCGGAACATGGCGTAATGATTGAGGATGAAACCGCCCAATGGGGCGACCTCGGACTAGATACAAATCGGTTAAACCTTGTTCGCACTTATGTCTTTCTTAGGACTAAGATGTTATTTGATCCGCCAACGACATCTTTTCTTATTGAAGCCATGGAACGACAGATCGCACAACTTGAGTGGAGGTTAAATGTCCTCAACGAAACGGAGACGTGATGACTGACACACTAAAAGACCCGGAAGACGTCCTTGCGCACTTTGGCGTCAAAGGCATGAAGTGGGGCGTTCGTCGATCAAAGAACCAGCTTGCTAAAGCATCAAAGAAGAGTTCGGAAGACGCACAAGAAGCACAGCGGTTAAAGCGTGAGCCGGCTCGAGCACTTTCTAACAACGAGCTTCGTGCGGTTGTGAAGCGAATGGAACTTGAACAAAAATACGAACAGCGAAACAAGTCTCGCGCCCAGAAAGGCCATGAGGCAGTCAAAGCGATCCTTGCTGTTGGCGCAACTGTTAACGCTGTCATCGCTTTGGCAAAGAGCCCCGCAGGACAGGCTATAGCTAAACAACTAGCTAAGTCATAGTTAAAGGGAGGAGGTCTGATGGCGTTATCCAATACCGCTACTCCAAAGTACTACAAAGAGTATAGAGATGCGGTTCTTCGTGGAGACATTGTAGTCAACCGGGAAGTCTCTATGGAGATGAACCGAATTGACGAACTTATCGCCAATCCAGACTTCTACTACGACGACAAAGCAGTAGATGGCTTTGTGCAATACTGTGAGAAAGAACTGACTTTGACAGATGGTGGAGATCTAAATCTTCTCCCCATCTTCAAAGTCTGGGCTGAACAACTCTTTGGATGGTTCTACTTCATCGAGCGTAATGTCTATAAACCTGGACATGACGGTGAAGAAGGAACCTACACTAAAAAGCTAGTCAAACAAAGACTGATCAAAAAGCAATATCTGATTGTTGCTCGAGGCGCCGCCAAGTCTATGTATGCAGCTTGCATTCAGGCATATTTCCTGAACGTAGATACAGCGACTACGCATCAGATTACAACTGCGCCCACAATGAAGCAAGCCGATGAGGTGATGTCTCCATTTAGGACGGCAATTACCAGAGCTCGTGGTCCTTTGTTTAAGTTCCTTACTGAAGGTTCTTTGCAGAACACGACAGGTTCTCGAGCCAATCGAGTAAAACTTGCCGCTACCAAAAAGGGTGTCGAAAACTTTCTGACTGGCTCTTTACTTGAAGTTAGGCCCATGGCTATCACAAAACTTCAGGGCCTTCGACCAAAAGTTTCCACAATTGATGAGTGGCTTTCTGGTGATATCAGGGAGGACATTGTCGGTGCTGTTGAGCAGGGCGCTTCTAAACTAGACGACTATTTGATTGTGGCCATCAGTTCTGAAGGCACTGTTCGAAACGGGTCTGGCGATACCATCAAACTTGAGCTTGCTAGTATTCTAAAAGGCGACTATTCGGCTCCGCACGTGTCCATCTGGCACTACAAGTTGGATGATATTGAGGAAGTCAATGATCCCGCAATGTGGATTAAGGCAAATCCTAACATTGGTCTGACAGTAACCTATGATGTTTATCATCTGGACGTCGAGAGGGCTGAAAAAGCCCCTGCCTCTAGGAATGATATTCTGGCAAAACGGTTTGGTATACCTATGGAAGGCTATACCTACTATTTTACGTACGACGAGACCATGCCACATCGTATAGGCAGCTTTGAAGGACTTCCATGCGCTTTGGGTGCCGACCTTTCACAAGGCGATGACTTCTGTGCATTTACTTTCCTATTTCCTCTTAATAACGGGAACTTTGGTGTAAAGACACGAAGTTATATTACCGAGCGAACTTTACATCGCCTTCCAGGGGCCATGCGTTTGAAGTATGACACGTTTATATCCGAGGGTAGTCTTCATGTTATGAACGGAAGCGTTCTTGATATGATGGACGTATACGACGATTTAGATGTGTTTATATTAGACCATGAATACGATGTTCGTTGCCTTGGATTTGACCCTTACAATGCTAAAGAATTCGTCACACGCTGGGAAGCAGAAAACGGACCATTTGGTATTGAAAAAGTTATTCAGGGAGCAAAGACCGAGTCGGTACCTCTTGGTGAACTTAAGATTTTGAGTGAAGATCGCAAGCTTCTGTTTGACCAAGAGCTCATGTCGTTTGCCATGGGTAACGCAATTACACTTGAAGACACTAATGGAAACCGAAAGCTCCTCAAGAAGAGGGCTGACGAAAAGATCGACAACGTGTCTGCTTTAATGGACGCATATGTCGCTTACAAAGCCAATAAAGATCAGTTTGAGTGAGGAGGCTTTCGAGTGATCCATGATAAGCACCGAGTGCAAGATGGGAGGTGAGTGAGTTTGGCACTTTTGAAACAAGTTAAAAAAGCCTGGAACGCCTTCACTTCCAACGAACAAACCAAAGTTTCCTCACACGAGAGTTATGGTCCCAGTTCAAGTCAGCTTCCGCAGCGTCGGTCATTTGGTATTCTGAATGATAAGACTATTGTCACGTCGGTCTATAACCGAATGGCGATTGATGTTGCAAGTCTTGATATTAGACACATCATGCTTGATGAGAGTGGTAGGTATTTAGACGACAAAGACAGTCGTCTTAACAAGTGCCTGACCTTTCAGCCGAACATCGATCAAGGTCCTAGGGCTATACGACAAGATGCAGCCACAACAATGTTTGACAAAGGCGTTGTTGCGATTGTTCCTGTTGATACAGTTCGGTATGAAGATGATCCTCTAGGATTTGACATCGAATCGCTTCGTATTGGTGAAGTTGTTCAGTTCTATCCTAAACATGTTCGGGTTAGCGTATGGAATGAAGCTAAAGGCATTCGAGAAGAAGTAACTCTCGAAAAGCGATTTGTCGCTATTGCTCAGAACCCGTTCTATGCTATTATGAACGAACCCAACTCAACTCTTCAACGATTGATTCGGAAGCTTCAGCTTTTGGATGTTGTTGATGAGCAGTCTGGTTCTGGTAAGTTGGACATTATCATCCAGCTCCCTTACATTGTTAAATCCAAAGCACGACAAGAGCAGGCAGAGAAACGCCGAGAAGATCTTGAGTTCCAGCTTAAGAACAGCCAGTACGGTATTGCCTATACCGAGGCCTCGGAGAAGATCATCCAGCTCAATCGTCCTGCTGAAAACAACCTGTTGGCCCAGGTTACCTATCTGACAAACTTGTTGTACTCACAACTGGGGTTAACAGAAGAAATCATGAATGGTACGGCGGACGAAGCCACCATGCTCAACTACTTTAATCGAACAATTAAGCCAATCATTGACTCAATTGTTGAAGCCATGCAAAGAGCGTTCCTCGGTACAATGGGGACGCATGAGAAAGAACAGATCAAGTACTTCCGAGATCCGTTCGCACTAGTCCCAGTTGGCCAAATAGCTGAGATTGCAGACAAGTTTACTCGGAATGAAGTTCTGACATCTAATGAAATCCGAGGATTCATCGGAGTTAGACCTTCTAAGGATCCTAAAGCCGATCAACTTGTCAATAGTAACATGCCACAATCAACAGAAGACAAAGCGTCTTAGCTCTTTGAAAGGAACGTCAAAATGAAAGCAGATTTTAGCGGATACGCTACTAAAGCTGGTGTCGAATGTTCTGATGGTCGCACGATCATGCAGGATGCATTCAAGAATCAGGACGCACAGCAGGTTCCACTCGTTTGGCAGCACGGCCACAGCGAGCCTGAGAACGTTCTCGGTCACGTAAAGCTCGAACACCGAGAAGATGGTGTCTACGCATACGGGTTCTTCAACGATACCCCTCGTGCGCAGCACATTAAGAAGGCCCTCGAGCATCGAGACATTAACATGCTCTCGATTTGGGCTAATAACCTGGTTGAACGGAATCGGAATGTCTTCCACGGTGTTATCCGTGAAGTCAGTCTGGTCCTTTCGGGCGCTAACCCAGGGGCGATTATTGATAACATCACTATTCGACACTCAGATGGTGAGATTAGCGTTGCTGACGATGAGGCTATCATTCTCAGCGGCGTGGAGATCGAGCTGTCACACTCCGATTTGGATGCCGATGAAAAGGTTGAAGAAGAGGAAGTTATTGAGCATGCCGAAGGTGACGAAGACTCCGATGGTGAGGAAACGATCCAGGATGTCTATGACTCCATGACTGATAAGCAGAAGGAAGTCGTTCACTATATGATCGGCGGAGTCCTTGAAATGAAGGCCGAAGAGTCGGCTGATGATACGGCTGACGACAGCCTTGCACAAA